AGGTTTATGATTTCTGTCAGAATATGGCGGCATCAATGGAGCACTTTCGAGACCTTCATAAAAAGGAATGGCAAGCGGAGGAGTCCAGGCAAGAGGAGATCCATTTCGACAATGTGATGGAGGCGAGAAGGGAGCGCTTGGCGTCATGAGCGCTCCTGTAATGACTAAGGCGAGGCGTGCTGAACTAGTAGAGCAAGCCGAGCAACATATTAGGTCTCAGGGCTATACACAAGGTTGGAAAGATCTATACCCAATAGCTGAGCCATTCATAGCGAAGAACTATAACAGAGCGATCCCGGATGCAGTGACGTTCTTGATCGATCAAAAGCAAATCACTGAAGAGCAGCGAGGCGCAGCAGAAAAGGCATTTAGAGAAATTAGAAGAAAAATAGAACAATGAGCGAAGTAGAAGAAAAAGAAGAGATAGCGGTGGTGTCACCGAAAGTAGAGAAGAAATCAGCATTGGCAACAATGGCTAAAACCTTCTCAGTTGAGCCTATGCAACTCCTTTCAACACTTAAGGAAACAGCATTTAAAGGGGCAACAGATTCTCAGTTAATGGCGCTTTGCATCGTGGCGAATGAATACGGGCTTAATCCTTTCACAAAAGAGATCTACGCCTTTCCTGATAAGGGTGGTGGTATCATCCCCGTTATCGGCGCTGACGGTTGGTATACGTTGGTAAATAGCAACCCGATGTTCGACGGTGCTAAGTTAACAGAGAATCGAGACGATGAAGGCAAGATTGAATCGATCACTTGCCAGATCCACAGAAAGGACCGGGAACACCCTGTTGAGATCACGGAATGGTTAAGCGAGTGCAAGCGCAATACGCAACCGTGGAATAATCAGCCTGTCAGAATGCTGCGGCATCGGGCTTTTATCCAATGCGCGAGAATAGCCTTTGGCATCACCGTAAGCGATCCTGAAGACGCGGACAGAGCAATGGAGTATCAACGCAACGTCACGCCAGTAAAAGAAGCTAGAAGCGAGGTTAACCCGTTTACAGCGATTGATGGAGGTGAGGCATGAACCATTTCCCCGACTGTGAAATATTCGAGTGCGAGCAGCGAACACCAGAATGGTTTGAGCATCGCAAGGGCGTATTAACTGCATCTAACTTTGGCGCATGGCTACTCTCAAAGAGCACCGTTACAGCAAACAAGGCCAGAGAAACGGCTATCTGCAAATGCGTCTCTGAATTGGCAGGAGCATACGAGCAAGAAACCTACGTCAATGACGCTATGAAACGCGGTATCGAGCTTGAACCTGAAGCGGTGAAGGCATTCGAGGGCGCAACCAGTAAGAAGATTAAAGAGGTAGGTTTTTGTAAATCCCTTCACGGTCGTTACGGTTGCAGTCCAGACGGGATTATTATTGGCGAACCCTCGGGACTTGAAGGGAAAGTTCCTGTTGGCTCGACTCATATTAAATACCGGAGAGCGGGAGTATTGCCGGCTGAATACAAGTTACAGGTTCATGGATCAATGGCAGTCACCGGAGCAACGTCTTGGCACTTCCAAAGTTACTCCCCTACCCTTGCCCCGTTTCGCGTTGTTGTTGAGCGGGATGACTTCACAGAGGAGTTAAAAGCGGCGCTGGATGACTTCAGCTTAGATCTACAAGCGGCGATCAGAGATGAAAGCAAGGCGTGGAATCTAGCGTTTGGTGAGGGAGGTGAGGCATGAGTGACCTTTTTGATATACCGGAAAACCTATCGCCTTACCTCCAATGGGAGAGAGATAACCGGATTAAAACACACCATTCAAGTGATCCCGGCTTAACTCCTTGGATAGCTTGCCAATCCGATTATTCCGTTGCTGAGCATTGCGGGAAATTCGGAGAGGAAGGGACCGGGGAAGGTGAGACAAAGGAGGAAGCAATCAACGACCTTGTTAAAAAGAGCAACATCAAGCCCTTTGGCGCTGATCGAATCGGGGGAGGCAAATCATGAGCCTACCCACACCAACAGAGCACGCAGAGCAATGCCTCTTGATGATATGGGTATCTTGCATGACATCAAATGTCTACCCGGAACTATCAACGCTTCACGCAATCCCTAACGGGTCTCTGAGGAACATAGTAGTAGCCAAGAAGCTCAAAAAGGAAGGCGTTAAAAAGGGTGTTCCAGATCTACACCTACCCGTTCCAAAAGGTGAATACGCTTCTCTATATATCGAGATGAAAAGCGTAGCGGTTAAACCAAAGAAACACGGCAAGGGCGGAGTATCGGCGGAACAAGCGGAATGGCTCAAGAGGCTATCGAACTACGGGAATAAATGCGTTGTCTGTTATGGAGCAAAGGAAGCGCAACACGAAATAGAAACTTATCTAAATCTTTAACTTTAGGGGTAGGCGGCAAGCTCATTAATAAACCAAATCGTCGTGCAACCCTAGCGACACCCTAGAACTACCGTCACCCTTTTAACTTTACAATCTTACCAAATGAAAATTGAACACATATTTTTCCTTGTAATGGGCCTCACCGGTCTATTCACAGGGATCGCCGGGGCAGTGATGTCTCACCAATACGAAATTAAACTCGCAGTAAAAGAGGAGATCCACAAAAAGGAACTTCTTGAGGCGTGGCGGAAAACTCAGGAATTGCAGACCAGCGCTTATCAGGGCTGGACGTTTTAACCCAAGTAAATGAATGAGTTGGATCACAATAGAAAGCGACTTCGATCTTTCCACCTATTTGCAGGCGCTGGAGGCGGAATCTTATCCGATGGTCTCCTTGGGCACAGAGTTGTCGGAGCCTGTGAAATTGGAGACTACCAAAGAAGAGTCCTGCTCCAACGTCAGCACGACGGTCACCTTGGGAAGTTCCCGGTATGGGATGACATCCGCACATTTGACGGGTCGGAATGGGCCGGAGCAGTTGACATTCTGGCCGGAGGATTCCCCTGCCAAGACATCGCAGCAGGAGCCGCTATGCACGGAGTTAAAGGAATTAGAGGAGAGCGCAGCGGACTTTGGAAGGAGTATAAGAGGGTTATTGGGGAGATGCGGCCTGATTTTGTCTGGGCCGAAAACTCCCCTTTATTGCGAACGCGAGGGCTTAACGTCGTCCTCAGTGACCTTGCCGAGCTGGGGTATGATGCGAGATGGTGCAAGCTTGGAGCTTGGCACGTTGGAGCGGCACATAGACGGGATAGACTTTGGATTCTGGGCTACACCAAACGCCCGCGATTACAAAGATTACCCGTCCGGGAAGAAGACGAGAAAGGATGGGAAGCGCAGAGTAGACCAGACACCGAGGCAAGTATATGCGGCACAGGATGGAAGCGGGTTATTTATGCCTCCGACTGCTCCGACTACATGGGGCGAGGTGAGCTTGACGACGACCTTACCTGCGCGGGGTGCTTTGGCGACTACGCCGAGTGCGGATGCCCTGGGCCAACAATGGATTCCGAGTACGATTACCAAGTCAGGGACGGAATTGAATACGCAAGGCCCCGCTCAAATTGGTCTACAGAATGTGGAGTTCAGCGAGTGGCTTATGGGATGGCCCATCGGATGGACCGATTTATCTCCGTTGGAAATGGGCAAGTGCCCCAATGCGCGGCTATGGCGTTCAGGATTTTAACAAGAGGACTTCTCTAAGCTTAGGAAAAGAAAATGAAACATACTATTGAATTACTGATTTGCGATCACGCCGGGAAGCCAGATTTAGGCGAAAGGCACTTAGGGGAGAAGGTCAGGGACATTCCAGTGCTTTATGAAGATTTTTTGAATTACCAAGAGGAGTTCCCCGATGGGTGTGAGGATATGATCCTAACAGCGGGGAGGGTCGTTCACCGATGTGAGGATGAGTATGATGTAACGATAATTATCTCATGCAAAGAAAGAAACCCCTAACGCAATACCGCGAGCAGATCCTAGAAGCCGCTAAAGATGGCTTATGGCGATCAGTCGAGGAGCTACGAGAAGCGGCGGGCATTGCAACCGGGGCGAACCTTTCCAGGTATTTGCACGAGATGAAAATGGACTTGGTAATAGAGAAAAGCGAATTTCGACTCCGACTAATGAAAGAGCATTCATCAGCGGGAAAACTGCTATGGAGGCTCGCGAAGAAAGATAACTCAAACAATTACAAATTAGAATAGCATGGCAGGAGACTGGATAAAGTTCGACAAAACCACACCCGACAAGGAAGAGGTTTTCGATATAGCTACTGAGTTAGGAATCGATCCTGACGCAGTTGTTGGGAAGCTACTTCGCTTATGGTCATGGTTCGACGCTCACACAGAGGACGGTAACGCTTCTGTAACGGTCAAAGCGTTACTTGATCGTAACGCAGGTGTTACAGGTTTTGTTAATGCCGTGATAAAAGTGAACTGGATTCACGAAGAGTTAGGAAGGTTGATCATTACTAATTTTGATAGGCACAATGGCAAAACGGCTAAAACCCGCGCTACCACTGCGCTGCGGGTCGCCAAGTCACGAAATAGCAAAACTAAATGTAACGCTAAGAGTAACGAAAATGTAACGCCGACACCGTTACAAAAAGCGTTACCAGAGAAGAGAAGAGAAGAGAAGAGAATAACTAAGAGTACTAAGAGTGATCAAATCAGGATCAACTTTGACGAATTCTGGGCAGTCTATCCCCGGAAGATAGGAAAGCAGAAAGCAGAACTAGCGTTCAAATCTGCCAGCAAGAAGATTGATCAAGGCACACTTCTCACAGCGCTCAGAGATCACACCTCAAGCGAGCAATGGACGGAGAACAACGGACAGTTCATTCCTCACCCCGCGACATGGTTGAACGGTGAGCGATGGAACGACGAATTGAAACAACCAGCAGCAGCAAAAGTATTTACCCAATTTTAATCTATGAATTTCACCGAAAGCACCAAAACCGCAAATTGCCAAGAGTGCGGCGCTCAATTCACATCAGCAATGGCCTCTGCTTCAATTCTGGGGCGTCTCGTTACGTTTCAAGAGCAATCATGCCAAAAATGCCTTACTGCGCGAGAGAGAGCAATACAGAGCAATTCCAATTCTGAGGAAAATGCCCGAAATTGGAGCGATGTTTGCCCGACATACTACCAGGGATTTGATATGGAGAAATTACCAGCAGGTTCAAGGGCAGTGGCTCACGCAGTTGCAAAGTGGGATAGGTCACCAAAAGGCATTGGTTTAATAGGTCCGTCGAGAGCAGGTAAAACATTCATTCTAATGGATCTAATGGGCAAGCTCTACGAACAAGGGTTAAGCGTGCATTTTCCGTCTTCAGTTGATTTCGCCTATGCGGTTGGATCACCTGAGCAATCAGAGCGCAGGCGCATGATCGATAAATGCAATAGCGTGGACATTCTTTTTATCGACGATCTAGGCAAGGAGAAGATGACAGAGCGCGTTGAGTCAGACCTATACAAAGTCTTTGAGGAGCGAAGGAGATGGATGAAACCGATATTTACAACGGTTAATTCAGACGGGGCATATATCGCGGGCAAGATGACATCAGACCGGGGAGAGCCTACTATTAACAGGCTGAAGCTAGACCTTTGCGAATTCACTAATATTTAGAACTCCAAGGATATGCCGTCCGCTGGCGACGAATCTCCGACAACTCAAACCACTGACTAATTATGGAAACCACTACGACAACACCACAAAATATGGAAACCACTACGACAACACCACAAAAAGCGGATCGGTCATCATCCGATTGTTCTGCATCTTCTGATTCACCACCGGCTCAACACCCTAGCGGGGCATGGACCCGGAGCGATTACGTGAAAGAGTATGAAAAGCTTCACGATACGTTGAAAGCGGTCGTGAACGGATCGTTTTATGGAGACTCCACGGGATATTTTCATTGCGACCGAAAGGCGATGAGACAAGCCAAAGCGCATCTCGATTCTTTGCAGAACGGCGGCGGCGCAGCCGCCTTGTGAAGATGAAACCGAAGCGAAAGATTACCAAAGGTCGGCTGCCGCGAATTGTTCACGACACCGCGATGCCGCCGTTCACGACACCGAGGTGTCCGAAATGCGGAAAAACCCCTAAGTGGAAATCTACGGATTTCCCGTGGTATTTGTGTAAACCGTGCGACCACGTTTTTAGGATACCGAAGAGCGACGAGGAACGAGGAGCGGTGTCGTGAACATCCAAGAACAGGAGCGCAAAGCGTCTCCTGCTTCGACCTGTTCTAACGAAACGAAATGAAAACCCTACCCCTACCCCATAGCGAGCATCTAGCCAATACGCGGGCCTTATCACTCGCAGCAAGAGGCGCGTTTATCGACCTGCTATGTGTCCAGGCAGAAAGAGGATTCGCGCCTAGTAAGGAAGATGACATTTGCAGGGCTATAGGGATTCTTCCAAGTGAATGGCGGGAGATCAAAAGCGAGGTAATACCGCTCTTTATCGTGACTGATGAAGGGATGCAGCACGAAGCAACAGCTAAGGCCATCGAGAAGAAAGCCCGGATTAGCAGGGCGAGAAAGGATGCAGCAGAGAAGCGATGGGGCAAAAAGGAAACGCCGGTATCACTTGAGCATATGGAAGGAGTTGCTGCGCGGTTCGGGATACCAAAGGAGCAAGCAAGAGAATTTTACGAGAACCAGAAAAGATAATTATGTATAACTACGAAAAAGAGAAAAGGAAGATCTTCACAGAGGAGGGACAAGTAATGTTCCTATCTGTTCGAGATAAGGTAAATGATCTCTTGAGGCAATCAGGAGCGGTAAGGATGCAGGAGGTTATAAGCGGGGAAAAAGGAGATGTATGGACGATGCTCGCTTGTGTTGATCGGCTTATAGAGCTCAGGGAAATAAGGGAGATAACTGGGAGGGATGCGCCGGGGCAACACCGTGTTTTCGTTTCAAACCAAGAATAGAAAAGATAATTATGACAGTAACAATATACGACGAAAACGACTTAGAAATTGAGGTAACAGGGCGATACATCCCCGGTCACAAGGGAGAGCATGACAAATTCGGAGTCCCAACAGAACCAGAGGAAGACCCGGACATTGAGATCATTCTATCCGTAGACATTTACGGCGATGAAACAGAGTTAACAAAAGAGCAAGAGAATGACGCACTTGATAAACTATGGGAGGTTTCGGGAGATCATGCTTGAGTTTCAGGGTTTCAGCCAATATTATAAACAGGGTTTCAGTGAATTATGAGTGAGGAGGAAATAGACAGATACAAAGCAGAGGCAGCACCGGAAATTGGGTTTGAGTGCGGGAAGTGCAAAGAATGGAATAGCGGTCATACGGATGAACTGGATAACAACGGTGAGGAGGTAGGCGGCTGCGCAGTTGAGAGCGACAGGATCGATTGTAACCAGTGCAGAGCTGAGAATCTAGTTTATCGGAAATTCTAAAATGAAAAGCAAACTCAACCCAAGACAAGAGAAGTTTTGCCAGATTTACCATAAGACCGGTAATGCTACACGGTCTTACGCTGACGCTTACGAGGTATCCGATACTGTAGCGGCATCGAACGCCTGGAGATCGCTTAGAAATGATAAGATTAAAAGGCGGCTAGATGAGTTAACAGGAGAGGCACAGGCTTTATCGTCTATGTCTCGCGCTGAGATGCTTGACTATCTGGCCGGGGTGATCGCTACACCGGCCGGTCAAGTGGACGCTAATAGCCCATACTGCGAGGAGATAGAGCATAAGGAGGGCGGCGTAAAATTAAAGACGGTTTCCAAGCTTGGAGCGATCAAAGAACTGAATCGTATGCTTGGATTTTACGAACCCGAGAAAGTCGAACACTCTGTTGAGGGTGAGTTCAACGCAATGCTAAAGGGACTCATGGGGGTGAAGGAATGAGCAATACCGACGTATTCTAAAAGCGATTTTCTCAAGCTACCTTCGGAAGAAATCAAAGGAACTTGATGATCAAATGATGAGCGATACTTTTAAACCTAGCAAAAAATGTAAGTGGCCTGATTACTGTCAAGGTCGGGAATATTGTTATGCAGGTAAAAGCGGATGTGGTGATGATTCGTCTACGACATCTTGTTTACCCAGCCAGAGTGAAACGTCGGAAACCGCTGGACGCCCTCTTTTACCAGAGACGAGGTGCGAGCATAAACTCTGCCGCGCGTGGGATGGTAAAACATTTCGATTGGTCTGTATGTATTGTGGTTCTGAGCATGCGCACCAGTCAGCGAGTGAAACGAGCGGTCGGCGGAACGCTAGGGCTATGCCGCGCCCCGGAGACGGCGACGAATCACCAGAAAACTAAGAACATGCCAGAAGAAAATGAATCCAACAAAGACGCTGGCAAGGCGTCGGTCATCAGCCCCTTGTTCGCCGTTGGCGATATGGTCAGCTACAAGAAAGGTAAGGGAATACTGCATTGCGGGTGCGGCACATATGAGAGGGCGGTGGTCGCGTCGCTAGATCCTTTTGTGCTCGTCTCAGAATGGGGAGATATGAAGTGGACGGCGACCGTAACGCCAGAAGACTTTGAGCGCGCAGGAGAAGCTAATCGCAAGGAACTCTTAGCTGTTCTCGACCGCTTCCCCGCCGTAGCGAACGAACCGAAGCCTGAAGATGTTCGCGGACCTGAAACCGTCCTTCACCTCAAAGATGGTAACCCATTTTCTAAAACGAGTGAGCGGTCGGCGAACAGTATTATTAAACCACAGAAAGTTGCTTTAACTGTTGGAAAGGAAGCAGAAAAGGAGAAATGAACCCTGCCATTCAAGCGCTAGAAAAGAAGCTATCGGATAAGCGATGGCGTCTTGAAAACCTCTATCTTATTTTAGAGGAGGGCGGAGGCGAGCCAGCACCTATAGAACTGCGACAGGCTCAATCTAAATTCTTAGACAATCGGAAGAATCGGAACTTTGTTCCTAAGGCGCGTAAACTTGGGCTCTCCACTATCATTGTATTGGATAACGGGGATGAGTGCATTTTCAACGCCAACACTCGCGCGGGTATCATTGATCTAACCCGGATCGACGCATTTGATAAGCTTGAAATCTTCAAATTCGCCTGGGATAACGGGCCTTTTCATCCTGATCCTGATATAGCGGCTCTATGGAGATCGATACATGCGAACAATCCACTAATCAGCGAGGCAGCGGGAAAACTAGAATGGAAGAACGGGAGCGGCTACACGGGCGGAACTTCCTACACTGGCAAGACTCCTCAACGTCTTCACATTTCAGAGTTTGGGCCTATCTCAGCAGCAGCGCCAATGAAGGCATTGAAGATCAAGCGAGGCTCAATAAACTCAGTTCCTCCTAATGGTATCATCGACATTGAGACCACGATGGAGGGCGGAGAGTATGGCGAATGTTATCAGCTTTTTGATATGGCTCTTAGCAATGAGGGCAAGGTAGATCCTACAATCATGGACTGGAAGATGCAGTTCTTTAGCTGGCTGGATCACCCATCTTACAAGGTTCCCGGCTCCAAGGCATTCAACGGGCCTACGCTTGACTATTTCAAGATGCTCAAGGATGAACACGGGCTAGAGGTTTCGGATGAGCGACAAGCATTCTATGAGGCTAAGAAACGTGAGCAGGGTGAAGAGATCTTTTTGCAGTTCCCTACGATCATCGAGGAGCTAAGTAGGCGCTCAGTTCCAGGGCAGATCTACCCCGAGATGACTAAGATTAAGGCTGACGGGCGCGTTAGATCATTCACCAAAGAGCAAGGCTATCCCGTGTTCACCTGTTGGGACTTGGGAAGCTCGGACAACATGGCTGGTTGGTTGGTTCAACCGGCGGGCAAGGATCACAATTGGCTTAAATGGTGCGCAGGTGAAGGAGCAGGAGCGTCAGGAGTCGCCGAAGTGATACGAGCGTGGGAGGCTGACGGGCCAATAGCAGGGCATCTAGTCCCTCATGACGCGAACTTAACCGATAAAGGGAGTGGAAAAACCTATGTCGATCAGCTTGTTGAATGCGGCATTCCTCGCGAAAAGATTATCATTATCCCTCGCATCTCTGATATGTGGGTTGGAGTCGATGAGGTAAGGCGCATTCTACCTAACTCATGGTTTCACTCAGATTGTGATGAGATAATCGAGACAGCAACCGGGGCAAAGCTTCCTTCTGGTGTTGGTAGATTGGTAGGCTATCGAAAGAAGATCGATAAGAGCACCGGTATCACTCGGGACGTTGATGTGCATGACATTTGCAGTCATACAGCGGACGCGATACGGACCTATGCGGAGGCTCTGAGTAAAGATTTGGTTGTTGCGAACGTCGCGCCAAAAGAGGGCGGGGTAATTGTTCGCAGTGGATTTAGAGGGAGATAAATTATGACACCATACCAAAAAGCGCACCAAGTCTACGATAGCGAGCCTTGCGCACGCACGTTCGAGGCTGATCTAATTGCGCACCTCCAAAACGGCTATGTGATCAGCACGCCTACAATGTTCGCGATGTTTCGACCGGTGGCAGAGGGATGGACTGAGGAACAGGTGTTAAACGCTTTATTTAGTGATTATTCCCCTTTTGAATTTCCTTTGAACTGCTGGCACGTCTACTGCATGGCCGGAGACCTGCTGGAACTACCCCGGCTACTCCCCTACTCTCTTCCGTTCATATCCTTCGAGCGAAAAAATAAGTTGCGATTCTATGACTATCCAAAATTGCTAGAGAAGATCGAAAGGTTTTCTCTATGGACGAATTCAACGGACCCCATTTCTCAAGCGACTTAATCGGACCTGACGGGCGACTAACGCGACTCCACAAAGGAGGTAAAAAGCGAGCGGCAAGAGCGGCGCTAATGGCGCAAGCTCAATCAGCACGTGACGCGGCGAGCGCACGAAAAGAAGCGACGAGGGCCCGGGCTGACGCGGCAAAAGAACGAGGTTTAGCGGCAAGCAGAGCGAAAACAGCAAGTAAGCAAGCGGCAAAATCTCAGGCAGAGGCTAAGAGGATGGCCTCAGAGTATGCTAAGCAGCAGGAAACTCAGCAAGCGGCTCTACTCGATGAGCAAAAGAAAAACAGCGCGATGCTTCAAAAGCGCCTGGACGAGCAATCATTAGCTGATAATCAGGTTACTCAACACATTGTAGGAGAATCCGCTAAGCGTCGTAAGAAACGTTCCGCGTTTGGGGTTAGTTCTACAAGGTCGGGCGGGTTCGGATCAGGTCTAGGGGGTAAATACTCCCCATTAGGATGACCGATTTAACCGCCATCATTAAGGGCTACAATAAAGCCAAGGCAAGCAAGGATGGCTTAACGTCTACTTGGCGGGACATCGCGTGTTATACTCGCCCATTCAGGCAGGATATAGGAACTGACACCGGAGGAGATACCCCGGGCAATAAGGGCCTGATCGATATTTTTGATACGACTGCGGTAGATGCAGCAAGGACTTACGCGGCTGGTTGTATGTCGTGGATGACTCCAAGCGAAAGTCATTGGGCGGCTTATGATGCCCCTGAAGAACTATCAGAGGATGACGCGGTAAAAAGTTGGTATTCTAAATGCACTGATATTGCCCGCGAGGTTCTGGCTGCATCGAACTTCTACTCGCAGATCCACGAATGCTATAACGATGACGGGACTTTTGGAACGTCGGGAATGCTTATCGAGGAGGATAACAAGGGCGGGCTACGCTTCGAGGCTCTCGTTATTGGTAAATACGCGATCCTTGAGAACTCACGCAAGGAGGTCGATACCGTTTTTATTGAGAAAGTTCTTACACTAAGGCAGGCAGAACAAGAGTTTGGGCGTGAAAATTTACACATTGATCACCGTGAGCTCTTAGAAGACAACCAGCAGGATTGCGAAAAGACTCATACGTTTATCCATTGTGTCATGCCCCGCGCGGATGCTGACAGGCAACTAGGTAAGCTTGATTCTTCTAATATGCCCTGGGCGTCGATCACTTTTGATCTGAAGAATAAAAAGATTGTTCGCGAGTCTGGATCTTGGGAGATGTCCGTAGCGGTTCACCGTCATGCGGCTGACCCTGATTCCCCTTGGGGTTATTCCCCCGCAATGCAAGCAATGACGGATATTCGTCAGCTTAACCACATGCAATCCTATTTGGATACATTGGTAGAGAAGCAGGTTACTCCTCCCGTATTGCTTCCGTCAGGGTTTAAGGGTGAGGTAGATCTTAGAGCGGGAGGCTACACCTATTTTAAGAATAAAGAGGAGATGCCAACACATTGGCCTAATCCCGGCAATTACATGATTGGCGAGGACAGGACCGTATTCCGCGCGACTCAGATCAATAGGGCCTTTCACGTTGAGCTATTTCAGGCTCTATCAGCGGTTCCGCTTGGTAAGGAGATGACTGCGGCGGAAGTTCATATGCGCCAACGCGATCGCCTTACATTGTTCTCCCCTACCTTTGCCCGGAAGAATACAGAGCTTAACACGCCAATCATGCGGCGCGTGTTTGCTCTCCTGCTTCGCAATGGTGCGTTTCCTCCCCCTCCCCCTAATCTGATTACGGAGACACCGGAAGGATTGCCCTACATGCCTGACCCTAAGAT